GGCATCGACCAGGCGAAGGCCGACCGGGTGTATCGTTTCTTCGAGACGGTGCTGAAGCACAGCAAGGGCCAGACGGCCGGACAGCCGTTCCTGCTGCTGCCGTGGCAGAGGTACGTGCTCGGGGAGATCTTCGGCCGGCTGAAGCCTGACGGCACGCGGCAGCATCGCCAGGCGTACATCGAGATCCCGAAGAAGAACGGGAAGTCAACGCTACTCGCCGGCATCGCCCTCTACATGCTGGTGGCCGACGGCGAAGCCGGGGCCGAGGTCTACGGTGCGGCATCGGACCGCGAGCAAGCTGGCATCATCTACCGTGAAGCCGCGTCGATGGTCCGCTCGTCGCCGGCTTTGTCGAAGGTTCTTGAGGTTCTCGACTCGCGAAAGACGATCGTGCATCGTGGGAGCAACTCGTTCTACCGCGTGCTGTCGGCGGATGCGTTCCGGGCCGAGGGGCTCAACATCTCCTGCCTGCTGTTCGACGAGTTGCACGCTCAACGGGGGGACCGCCGGCTGTGGGATGCCCTTCGGTACGGCGGTGCTGCCCGGCGTCAGCCGCTGGTGCTGTCGATCACGACGGCGGGCGAGGCGAACAAGACCCACCTGTGGTACGACCAGCACGATTACGCCGAGCGGTGCCTTGCCGACCCGGCTGGTTTCGACCCGTCGTTCTTTGGGTGCATCTACGCGGCGGACCGGGAGGACGATTGGAAGTCGCCGAAGATCTGGCACAAGGCGAACCCCTCGCTAGGCGAGACGATCAGCGAGGAGTCATTCGCCGCTGACTGCAAGGAAGCCGAGAACTCTGCCACCAAACTCAACGCCTTCCTGCGGTATCGGTTGAACATCCCGACGACCAGCGACATCCGGTGGATTCGTCCTGACCAGTGGGCGGCCTGCGGCGTGGAGCTCGAGCCGTTGGAGGGGCGGCCGTTCTGGGCGGGGCTGGACTTGGCGAGTACGTGGGATACGTCGGCGTTCGTGGCCGTGTTTCCCGACGAGTCTGGCCGGTACGACGTGGTCCCGATGTTCTGGTGCCCCGAGGCCAACGCCGCGGAGCGGGAGCGGACTGACCGGGTGCCCTACACCCAGTGGGCGAAGGACGGATTCTTGCGGCTGACGGACGGGAAGAGCACGGATTACGCCACGATCAAGCGGGACATCATGGAGTTTTGCGGCCGGTTCCAGCCGAAGCAGATCGCCATCGACCGATGGAACGCGACGATGCTGGCACAGGAGCTCGTTGCCGAGGGCTTGCCGGTGCAGATGTTTGGGCAAGGGTTCGCGTCGATGAGTGCTCCGGCGAAGCGTCTGGAGGCACTCACGATCGACGGCAAACTGCGGCACGCTGGGCATCCGGTGCTAGGCTGGCAAGCAGGAAACGTAGCGGTACAGAGCGACCCGGCCGGCAACATCAAGCCCAGCAAAGCCAAGAGCACGGAACGCATCGACGGCATTGTGGCTCTGGTGATGGCGATTGGCTCGCACATGGGCGAAAGCCTGACGCCGCAGGCGATGCCCGAACTTTCCTTCTGGTGACCCACCGCATGGATGCGACGCTCCCCGAGATCCGCTGGCTTGAGACGCGGATGAGCCGCTGGGATGACCTTGTTGCCGCTGCTGCCGAGACCGGCGTGCGGGTGACTCCCGAGACCGCCATGCGGACGGCGGCGTACATGGCGTGTGCTCGCGTGGTGGCCGAGACCGTGGCCTGCCTGCCGCTGCACGTCTACCGCAAGCGTGACGACTACACGTCGGAGCGGGCCAAGGACTTGGCGATCTACAACGTGCTCGCCAAGCGGCCGAACCGCTACCAGACCCGCTACCAGTGGGTTGAGCAAATCTGCCTGCACATGGGGTTCTACGGCTCGTCCTACCAGTTCAAGTTCCGCGGCCCCGATGGACAGGTGACCGAACTGCGGCCGCTGAACCCGGCTGGCATGAAGGTCGAGGCGGACGACGAGGGCACGAAGACGTACCTGCACACGGACCCGCAGACTGGCCGGCAGACGATCTACCGCGACGACCAGATTTGCCACATCCCGTGGATCTCGTTCGATGGCATTCACGGCGAAGTGCCGATTGAGTTGGGCCGGGATGCGATCAGCCTGGCTCGCAGCCTGGAGGGCTACGCGGCCAACTTCTACAGGAACCAAGCTCAGCCGGGGCTGATCCTCACGACGGACCAAGTGCTCAACGAGGAGCAGCGGCGAGGGCTTCGCGAGTCGTGGAACGCCCGGCACAAGGGGGCGAGGAACGCCGGCGAGACGGCGGTACTGAGCAACGGGCTGAAGGCCGACACGATCACGGCCACGAATCAAGAGAGCCAACTGGCCGAGTTGTGGATGCAATCGCTGCTCGCCATCTGCCGCATCTGGCGCATGCCGCCGCACATGATTCAGGAGTTGGGCCGCGCGACGTGGGGCAACCTGCAGAGCGAGATGGTGTCGTTTGAGAAGTTCACCATCGCCCCGTGGCTGCGGCGGATTGAGGGCGCGATCGAGCGGGACGTGCTCCCCGAGGACGGCGAGCTGTACGCGGAGTTCCTCGTCGAAGGACTGCTGCGGTCCGACATCACGACCCGCTACCAGGCGTACGAGGTTGCCATCCGAAACGGCTGGCTTACGCCCGAAGAAGTGCGGATGAAGGAGAACCTGGGGCCGATGCCCGAGGGCGACGATTCGCCTGGCGAGGTTGAAGACACGCCAGGCGACACGGTCGAAGACGTGCCTGAAGTGGCTGCCGGAACGAGCGAAGCGTCAGGCGATCAGCGGGCATTCTGTCCAACCGGCGCTGGCGGCGGCATTGACAACAGTTGCAGCGCAGGCGAAGGCGTCGGCAGCGAGTCTGCGGTTAGCGTTTCCACTAGCGGATCGTTCATGCAGGCAACCACTGAAGGTGGAGTTGTTGGTGGGCATGTCAAGTCAGGCGCGTTGCACATTAGCGTCGCACAGTTAGATAAGGGCAAGCAAGGCAAGGGCATCGGCAAGCAAATGTACAAACGGCTGATAGACGAGGCCCACGCGCAAGGACTTGACGTGTATTCCGATACAACGGTTGAGATGCCTGCTGTTCGTGTCTATCAGTCGCTCAAGAAAGATGGTTACGAAGTAATCACAAACCCGCACGGGGTTGTGCCGGCATCTGATGACGGTCCAGAAGCTTGGTACGGTCATGGCGGAAAGCCTGTGTTTCAGGTGAAGCCAAAGAAGGGCGACGCAAGCACGGAGGCTGGCGATGAGTGACGAGCACGACGTAGTGGCTGCCGAGCGCATCGAGCGGCGTGACTGGGAGTTTGCCGAGGACGCCGGCGTAGCAGTGGAGACGCGGGCTGATGGCCGGCTGACGCTGACCGGCTACGCGGTGCGATACAACACGCTCAGCGTCGATCTGGGCGGTTTCCGCGAGACCATCCTGCCGGGTGCCTTCGACAAGGTTCTGAACCGCCAGCGTGGCAAGCGTGACGTGGTGGCCCTGTTCAACCACGACGCCAACCAACTGCTGGGCCGCACGTCGTCGGGCACGCTGGAACTGTCGAGCGACGAGAAGGGGCTGCGGTACTCGGTCGTCCTGCCGAACACGGAACTGGGCCGCACCATCTCGGAACTCACCGCCCGCGGTGACCTGCGGGGCTCATCGTTCGCGTTCACGGTCGAGCAGAAGGGGCAGTCCTGGGCACCGGGCGAAGACGGCGTGCCGCGTCGCTCGATCCGCGAGGTGTCTGGCCTGTTCGACGTGTCCGTCGTGACGCACCCGGCATACTCGTCTTCGTCTGCGGCCGTGGCCCGTCGCAGCATGGAGGCGTGGATGGCCGAGCAGGAAGAGGTGCGGTGCAGCTGCCAGCACCAGGCCAAGGACGCCGACGAATCGTTCGCCGCGGACTCGGCTCGGGCGAAGTCGATGGCGGTGCGGCTGAAGGCGGCCGTGCTCCGCACGATGATCCGTGGTAGGGCTGGCCACGTTCGCGGGTTCTGTGCGACCGGTGCCGGCGGCGGCGTTGACCCGACCTGCGGCAAGGAAGGTGGAGGTGGTGGCGGCGGCGACAAGGCCGATGGGTCTGGCTCATCCAGTGGAGGCCGGAAGGAACGCTACCGCGATCGCATCGAGGGAACCCAAAAGGAAGCGGACCGCGAGGTCAAGAAGGCCAACGACAAGGTTGCCAAAATCCAGAAGAAACTAGACGAAGTCAAATCGCAGATGGGCACCGGCAGGGTCGAGGCGGCCAAGGAAAAGGTTGCCGCTGCGCAAGCCAAGCTCAAAGAGGCGACTGCCCGCAAGGAATCTCTGACGCAAAAGGTAGAAGCCAGCAAGGCGAGAATCGCCGAACTGAAAGCCAAACTGGATGCCATGAAAAAGCGGTCTGACGACAAAGACCCCGAGGCTGCACTGTTGGCTGCTATCGAGGAGATGGACGGACTGCGGAAGCAGTTGGCCGAAGTGAATGACGACCTGGACTCCATCGCGTCGGACTTAGGCTAGGAGCAAGCGTGGCTAGACCCGGCGACCCGTGTCCGCAGTGCAAGCGTGGCCGCATTCGCACGTACACGAGCAAGGCCGCTGGCGATCAGCAGGTGCGGTACGTCGAGTGCCCGTGCTGCGAGTTCCGCGGCAAGGTTGTCGTGCCATCGGAATACATCTGCCGCCGTTCGTTCTACGTAGAACCGAAACGCTAGGGCAGTGGCGATTGCTCCTGTAGTGTGAACGGCAGACACGGACTGTCACCGTTCACCAACTACGGAGCGCCACGGATGGCCACTCAACTCTCGAAGCTTCAGGACCGCGCCGCCGCTGTGGCTGCGATGCTCGCCGACCTTTCGGCCGTCGAGGACCGTTCCGCCGAGCAGGCTGCCGAGATGGAGAAGCTCGCCGCCGAGGGTGAGCGACTCGAGGCCGAGCTCGCCCGCGAGCACTCCATCGCTGAGCGGATCACGTCGCTCCGTGGCAAGGTGGCTGCGACTGCGAAGCCGGTCGAGGTTGCGGCTGTTGAACCTGCGGCCCGTCCGTCCCGCGACAGCGGCAAGGCCACGATGTTCCGGTCGTCCTCGGACGCCGAAGCCTGCGGCCGCTGGATTCGCGGCTACGTCCTCGGCCGTGCCGAGGATCGGTCGTGGTACGAGAAGCACGTCGAGGCTCGCGCCCTGTCGCCCA